CCATACCTAAGTGGACTATGATAGTTAGTAAATCGTTAAACATTTTGTACCTCCTGTGAAGTGGGCTTATGCCCACTCCTTTTGTAAAATTTTTACTACTTCCATAGCATCATAATATGAAAGATTATTTATAGTGCTGATGTAATTTAAAGTTTCTTTAACATCTATTGATAAAAAAATATTTTTAACTGTATCGTTATTAACAATAGATTTTACTGCGAAATTAACATTAGCGTCTGTGTGGTATTTAGTCATTTGAACCTCCTGTTTTTTGTTCATATCTATTTTATAAATTATTTATAACTATTTGTCAAATCTTTTTATAACTTTTTTTATAATTATTTGGGAATTGAATTATCTCTGAGAATTGCTAGATTTTAGCTAGTGTTTTTAGCATAAACATTTTCTTTTAACACTATTCCTCCTGTGTGGGGTGATTTTAACAGTCACCCCACTATAACCTCACAAAAATGCTAAATACCCCCTGTAGAGGGCTTAAAACCGCTTTTTAGGGGATAATATAGGTACTTCCCACCTTAGTTCTCTTTCAATAGTGGATTTAATAATAGAATGCCCAGAACCTGCACATTCATCACCCCACATGGTTGTCATCAAATATGCCACATCATCTTCTGCTAAGAGTTTGCCTACTACCTTCATAATGTTATTAGAGGGGTTTAAGTCAGCAAGGATTTCTTTGTATTCTTGCCATGAGTTAGTGGAGGAAGAATGGTCATAAAATTCTAGATACAGTATTGTATGAGTTTCTTTTTTCATTATACTCATCCTAACAAACGAAAGGACAAGTTTGTGTGTATATCAAAAGGCGAGGTAGTACTCATCTCGCCTTTTTTATTTTCCCTATTCTTAATTTAGGTTTTTTTATTTTTATCTTTCCGAATGAAAGTTTTTTGAAAGTTCTACCCTTACTACCAATTATTCTTGGTTTAATTAAAACTGATAGTGATGAGGTAGTGGTTATCACTTAGTGCAATACCCAATGATGTAAAAGAACAACAACTATAACTACTGCTAATACTTTTACCCATGATTTAAGTTTCATAAAATCCTCAAACCAATCTTTAATCATGTCTATCATTTGCTTATCCCCTTTTGTTTCTCGTATGTTCTAAGTCCTGCCATGCCTAATAAAGACATAACAAGCGGCATCAAAACACTCATATCAAGGCTTGGCAAGTCTAAAGTTTCAACTTCAAACACCGCAAGAAAAAATACTATAAATTGTTTTAAAACAAATTCCCAAAAGATTGCTAAGGCACATGACATACCAATTAAGGGTCGCCAACTTCTTTGCATCATACCACCAATACCTTTAGCAGTAGATTTTGCATCAGCTAAATTTATATCAGTTTGTGCTTTATTTAATGCGTTATCTAATTCTTTAAGTTTTATTTTTGCGGCGGCTTTTTCTTCATCAGATGTATGTAGTTCATCAACTATCTTTCCAACACTATCTACTAATCCACCACCTAATAATTTATTTAACATTATTTTTTCCTCATTCTATTACTAAGTTCTGTTATTCTTTTAACAATGCCTCTTACTGGACTTCTTCCTAATTTGGAATCTAGTAATTGGTCAGCACATTCATCCCAGTTCTTTTCTTGTAATGCTTTACGAGCCATTTTGAAACCAAGCAATCTTGGCAATCCCATCCAAAAACATAATTCCACAATAATTAAAAATTTATCTTCAGGAATTGAATTTGGGTCAATAAATACTCTTGCACCATCAATAGCAACATTCACATCTCTTTTAAAAATCTGTATAGCTTCATCTTCGGTATATCTATTATTAGGACTAAAATTAGCCATTTCATCTTTAGTCACCATATGTCCATATCCGATAGTCCACAATCCTGCAGTATCTTTATAAGGTACATGGATTCCATTTTCTTTGTTGCTACCTTCATGCTTCAAAATAGAAGCACATAATTTATCAATGTCCATATTTCTTAATCAACCTTTCTAAGTACCATTTTGCTTTCTGCAAATCTTCTAGTCCATTCTTAGATTTATGTCTTATCACATATTTAATTACATTTCCCTCAAAATAATTTAAGTCATATTCTTCAATAAAATCTGATACTTCTATGCTTTTTCTATAATAGGTTGGGTTTATTTTATCTGCCATTTTACCTCCTTAATATAATACTTCGTTCAATATCTTAGTAATGATGGTGTCATTCTTATAGCTAACTAATTCACACATTTTATTTTCATAAACGTAGAGAAGATTGACACCTAGTTTTTTTTGTTCATCTGATAATACCCTGCGAATAGTTGAACCTTTTTGACCGCCAGTCATTCTAATACTAGCAGTTTTTACATCTACTAAAAGTACTTCGCCTGTATCTGGATTGATGGCTACTAAGTCCACAGGTGATTGAACTGATTTTTTGGTATAAACAAAATATCCTGCTTTGGTTAGATAATATTCAGCAATAAGTTCGGATGCTACGCCTTTTTGCTGCTTCTCATCCATTTAGAGCCTTCTAGTAAGTGGGTGAATTGATATCAACACAAGATAAAAAATATTTACGAATATTCTGTTCATCTAACATTGACTTTAATAACATTCCTTGATTTTTGCAATCCTCTACGGATTGATACTGTTCGTTTACAGTGACACATTCACCATTAAGGCAAAACCACCCTAATAGGAATATTATTTTAGACATTAAAGAAGTAAGTCTTTGACGAGCATAAATAATTGGCTAAAGACACCAATAGCTACAGTATAACCAACAAGTTTTATATTCTTAATATCGTTTTCAATATGTTTAAGATGATTGTTTTTGATAACTTGGACATCCTTTTGAATTAAGGCTATCTCTTTATCTAACTTGTTGATTTTCTCTGCTTGTGTCGCCATTTAATGTACTGTTTAACTTTACTTGTGATTGTTTGTCAAATGTTTCTGCTATCTCTTTATCCTTGAGATATTTTTCTGTGTATTCTGCTTTTGCACGTTGCATTTTTGCAACATCATCCATAGTCATGTTTGATATTTTATTATTTAAATATTGATTTTTTTCTGCCCAATTATCTAATCTTTCAAGATAGAGTTGTTCTCTAATTTTAGCTTCTTTAACTTCTTCTCTTGCTTCTCTTAATTCTTTTTTTGCTTTCTTTAATTGTTCTTGTAATTCATTCTGTGTAGCCATTATTTTACTCCTGCTAATGGGTTGCCTAATGCTTTTTTAATATCTAATTCTAGTTTTTCCTCTAATAGTTTCAAGTCTTGATGAAGTTGCCTATCCATATCTTTAACCATAGTTTCTACGTCTTTAATTACCCTATCCTGTAATCTTATATCAGATTTCATGGTTTTTATATCATCTCGTAAATCATTCTTTAATGAGGTGGCTACATCATTAACTAGGCTTACTTCTTCTAATACCATTGAAACTTCTGATTTTAATACTGCTATCTGTTCATCAATGTGGCTTAAATCTGGTGCAGTATATTCTTCTATTTTGGCTTTCATATCTAAGTAGTCATCATAGAATTTATAGCCACTCCAACCACCACCAATAATAGCACCAATTAAAGACAAGATGATAAAGAACTTACCACCTTTGAATTTCATTCCTTGATATTCTACTTCCATTGACTATCTACCATTTCGTTTATCATTCCGTAATCTATATATCCTAAAATACCTGCTTGAGTATCTATTATCATATTCTCGTACTCATAAAAAGGAACATCTTGATAAAATTGAGTATCTCTTAATTCTGTAGCTAATAAGTCATCAAACTTTAAATCCGATAATATTACCATCAAAGCTAATTGAGTTGTTTGTGATTGTGCTGACATTTTATCACTTTGTTTTGCCATTAATTTGTTGGCAATTTTTTGTTTAATTTCTTTTGTTTTTATTTCTTGTTGAGGTTCTTGTTCAGTTTCTTGTTCTTGAGTTTCTTCTTCTGGTTCTATCTCTACTTCCATTTCTTGTTCTATTTCTATCTCAATATCTATTTCTATTTCTTCCATCTCTTGCATTTCAACTACTTCTATTTCTTGTATTTCTTCTACAACAGGTATTTCAGTAGTAAAATCTTCTGTAAAACTATCTAGTTCAATAACAATAGGTTCTTCTGCACTATCAAATTCTATTTCAATAACATCTGGTTGAGGGGGTGGAGGGATATATTCAGATGAATAAATATATTCGTCTGTAGTTAATTTAACTGTGTATTCAATTTTATTAACTATTTGATTAATGATTTCAGTTATCTGATTATAGGTAAGATTAAAAAACATATCGCTAAAACCTACTCCGTAATATCCACTATAAAATCCTCTATCAATTCCATAGTATTCTATAGTTGCCTCGTTAAATGAGATTTGAGATACATCTTGATTAAATGAATAATCTTTAGAACCAGACCAATCAATGCCTTGATAATTATGAGTATAGCTTTCTTTTAATTCACCATCTTTATAAAGATTAACTGTTATTTTAAATTCATCTTTACAATCACTGGTTGTATTCGCACACAAAGGAACTGAAGTATTAGAACTATGAGAATAAACTGTACTGCCATATTCTATTTCTTGAATATTATCTTGAGTAATTTCTAAATCATAAACACGACTACCACCACCTTGAGATTGATTACCTGTCGTTATTTCAGCACCTGTCATTCCATAACTATTACCCACCACATTGATATTGGTATCTGTATATTCGTCTAAAAGATTATCTGTTTTAACTTCGGTAGTAGTGGTGACTGTTTCATAAGTAATATTCTCAACTTCTTCAACATAGGTTTCGGTGTAAGTCCAAACTTCAGTAGTTTCAATAAAATCACCAATAACCTCTGTAATTACTTCAGATAATTCTTCTTGAACATTGACACTAATAATAGTGCCACCATTTTCACCTGTGTCACCGACTTGATATTGTTGTTCGTATGCTTGGGCTTTAAAACAAAACGGAACTATTAAAATTAAAATTAATATAATCCAAATAAATATGTTTTCTTTTTTCATACATTAAAAAATGAATAGTCCTGTTGTAATAATAAACAAAGTTTTAAAAAACAGTGCTTCATCTACCCCCTCTGTTTTTACTTCTACAATAGGTATTTGAGAAAAGACTTTTGAGCCTTCTGGTATTAAATGTCTATTTTCTGGCTTGAGCCATAATTCTTTGGCTTCCATACCAATCTTTCCATTAATAGGTGGATATGTTCCTGCTAACCAAAGACTATCAAAAACCCTTGCATCATTCTGGGCTAGGATAGAAACAGCACCTACTTTTAAACCTAAACTTGCTAATGCTCTAGATAATTTAATAGCTTCACAATTTTCATCTCTAACAGTGACACCACTACTAATTCCAAAGACTTGAGTTTGCACACTTCCTGCAACAGCAGTTTTACATATATCTGAATTATTAACTACAACACTTGGGGATATAGCTGATGGGGGAGTTTTATCTATTGTGGTTGTGCCTGTGACTGTGCTTGAAACAGTATTATTGGTTGTATTGGCTTTGACTTGAGTACAAATTAAAAGAGTAAAAAGAACTATTACTAAGCAAGAAGTAAGATAGATGAACCAATCATTTTTCATAAAAATATTTTGATAAATGCACTTATTCTTATTTATCCTTTTCGGATAGTTGTTTAAATTGATTAACATAATGGTCAGATAGGATATCTAAATCTACAATTTGTGATTGTAAATTGTTTTTTGATTGTTGAATTTGAGCAAGTTTATTGACTATACCAATTTGCTCATTATTCATTTCTTCTTTTTTATATTCAGTTCCGTCAATGGTTATATCGGACATTTTTACTCCTTTGTTTATGCTAAGTATTCTTTACCAGAAGTGATTGCTGAATTTGCTGAACTCATATCTTCATCAGTCCAAAAATCTTTAGCAACCATAATCTCTAAGTGGCGTACATTTCTATCTACACAATCGTTTTTATCTTCTTGTGTATCTTCTGCCATTAAAGAACCATCAATAATACCATTGATTAAAGTTACACTATCACCCATCGCTGAGTAATGTTGTGCGATTTCTTCTGCTGTGATTTCGTTTTCCATATTATGCTCCTTCTAAGGCAGTAATTCTTGCCTCAAGTTCTTTTATTGTTGCTACCAATAAAGGTACTAATTTGCTTTGGTCAATACCTTGATAAACAGGATTACCTTCAGCATCTACTTCATCTTTTGTTCCACTAATAGCCTCTGGAACAATATCTGAAACTTCGTGTGCTAAGAAACCATCTACTGTGGTATCTGCATCAGAAATAAAGTTAAATCTTTTGGGTGATAGCTGTTTTAATCTTGTAGTCGCATCAGTTATATCTACGACATTTTCTTTTAATCTATAGTCTGAAGATGTGTTAAAAGCTGTAGAAGAACCAGAAGTATTAATACCTCCAACAGTACCATTAGGATTTCTAAAAACGACTAGTGTTGTGTCTGAAGTAGTAGTTGAAGCAGTAATTAAAGTTTTTCTTGAATTTGATTCCGCAATAAATCCTATGCCTCCTGATGAACCATCTGGGGTAGATGTTGCTCCTATGATTACACTACCAGAAGCATCTATATACTGTCTAAGATTCCCTGCACCATCTGATATGACAACATTATTAGATGATACTCTCAAATCTAGTCCATTTTGATTACCATTGTATCTACCAATGATAGTATTACTACTTCCTGTAGTAATAGCACTACCTGCACCTCTACCGACAAAAGTGTTAGAACCTCCAGTAGTTATAACAGTTCCTGCTTCTTGACCTACAAAAGTATTTTGAGAAGCTGTTGTAGCACTTAGTCCTGCATTACGACCAATATATGTATTTTCTTGACCAGTTGAATTGGTATTACCTGCAAGTGTTCCTACTGCTACGTTTCTAATACCAGTCGTGTTACCAAAAAGTGCTTGATATCCGACTGCTACATTGTTTGTACCTGTGGTATTAGCATTTAGAGATTGATATCCCACTGAAGTATTGTTTGATGCTGTGTTGTTTCTTAAACTATTTCTACCTAGCGCAGTATTGTAATCACCAGTTTCATTTTCCATCAATGATGCTTGACCTACTGCTACGTTATGAATACCTGTTGTGTTATCTCTAAGTGCCTGTTTGCCTACTGCTGTATTGTAATTACCACTTGTATTAGTCGTTAATGCACTTTCACCAATAGCAGTATTATCTACACCAGATGTTAGAGAATCAAGTGCAGTATCTCCTAAAGCAACATTACCTGTGCTTGTAGGATAATTACCATCTAATTTAATTGTGCCACCATCTACGGATAGATTGCCTGCTACTGTTAATCCGTCTGTGACTGCTGTTCCTGTAACATCAACACCAGTAGATGTGGTGGCTAGTTTTGAAGCACCATTATGAAAAAGGGTAGTAGCTCCACCATCTGTACAAGTAATATAATTTAAACTATTATTTGAATTGTTTAATCTTAATTCAGTTCCTCTAATAGTAAGATTTCCTGTGCCACTATCCAAAATATAACTATGTGAACCATCATGATAAATTTGTAAATCTTGTGATGCACCAAATTGTAATCTATTAACTGTTCCACCACTACTATCACCAAACTGTATTAATTTATTATTAGTGTCTAAATTTCCACCAAGTTGGGGGGTGGTGTCTGTCACGATATCAAATCCTGTGACTACACTATCTATAAAATTTACTGTATTGGCACTTGTGTCTATTTGTGCGAATTGGATATCATCACTTCCGTCATGGATATACATAGTCCAAGTAGATGCAGTTGTATCAATCCAGAATTGACCTGCATATTGAGTAGTTGGTGCTGATGTTCCACTGTTATTTGTAGCGATTGCACTAGCTAAGTTGTTGATATCTGCCCTAGTATTAGGGAATGTTTGGTTTGAGATGATATAATCGTGTTGTGCCATTTAGTTTTTTCTACCTCATTTTATTGTTGTTGTCCAATACCGATTAATTGATAATCAAAGGTGCGATTTACAGTATTACCACCACTGTTAAAAAATTCAATATTGAAAGCTGTTTTTGATTTAGAATTAATATTAAAGAAGTCACCTGTCTGTAAATCTTGTGCAATTACAGTTAAAGTTGGTATTTGAAAAAACGGATAACTATAAGTAATTGTTTTTCCTGCTGTATCTGTACCACTAGAAATATTAGAACCTTCTTCACTTCTTTTCTGTAAGGACAAAATTAAAGACATATTAGATATTTCTGGTGTTTCTTCTGCATTATTAGATGTTAAGACTGCTCTGAATTTCAATGCTCTGGTATTAAAGTCACCAGATTTGAATGATTGGAAACTGCCAAAAGTCACATTGTCATCTGATAAAGCTACCTGTAATTCCACATTGGTATCAACAGATGCGTTTTCCCCTCCATCAAATAATCCCTCAGCACTATCAAATAGCCCTTGTTTACTATCAAAGTTATTTATGAAGTTAATATTCTGCACAATGAAATCTTTAAGATGTACATTTGATTTAAACTTAGCACCCAAGTCTATGGCAGTATTAAAATCATAAGTTCCACTTGATACGATTGTACCTGCACCACCATCAAAAAAACCATTACCATCATCAAAGTTTCCACTAATACTATCAAATAAAGCTGTATCTAATCTTAGCTTACTATCAACAACAACACAGTTTGATTTAGTTCCTGCAAACGTAGGTTCTTCTGTAATGGTTTGGATTGATGTTTGTTTTTCTTCAAAGACTTGTTCAGTCACTATGGCACTAGCAAAATTAGTAGAACGAATACCAAATTTATCTACTGCCTTAATAAAGTATTTAATTCCAGATTGATAAGGGGTGACTACTGATGTTGAAGGT